CTTCTATCTCCTGTTTTAATTCTTCTTGAAATGTAGTGTTAAGTTTCTCCAACACCGCATCTAAATCTCTAACTAAAGATTGAGCTGTGTCTTCTTTATATTCTTCACTTGCTCTAGTTAATGATTGTACAATTTTAGCCATTATGTGTAATAATTTTTCATTAGTTCTGCTATTCTTTTATCTTCTGCTATTAAGTCGTTACCTTTAGCTTTTCTAAACTCGTCTTTAACTTTAAATCTTTGTGAAAATGCCTCATCAGGAATTACCGGAGCTTCTGGAACATATTGATCTATTAAATTAACATATTGCTCACTACCACCATCATCACCTGTTGGAATGGTTGTTATACCACCACTATCATCACTACCACCAGGATAACCGGGAATTGTACCGAGACTTTCTCCTGTAGGAGAAATTATCTCACCTGTAATTTCATTAATTTTATTTCCTAACATATCATAGTCACCATCACCTGATTCAAAATTTGGTATACCAAAACCGGATGGAAATCTATCTGCGTGTAAACCTAAATCATTACCAGAAGACATATCATAAGTTGGATCATTATATTTTTTTCCTAAACCCATTTTTTGTCCTATACCTCTAACAATATTACCTAAAAAACCACCGCTTGAAATAAAATTACCAAGACCACCACCTCTTACTTTATTAAAAGCAGTTGGATTAAATGCTTTAGCCGCTGCTAATTCAGAAGGACTTACAGTGTTTTTACTATCAAAAAAACCAGGGTTAACTCTTTGACCAGCGCCTGCTGCAATAACAGATGATCTTAAATCTTGTTCTTTTTGTGTTTTAACACCAGGTCCTGCACCACTAGGTGCTCCATAATTACTTGCTTGAACTTCTGCTCTATCTCTTGAGTTTGTGCTACCTGATTCCATCGCACTCATCGCAGCACCAGATGTAAAATTACCTTGTGCATCAAAATCATCATAACTAGGTACACCAGATGGTCCTTTGTGTGGTGTGCCTTTTTTCATTTTTTTCAACATTTTTGCCTCATCTTTTGTGATGTATGCAAGTTTTGTAGGTGTAGCGTTTTCTTTTGATTTAAATTTTCTAGGAACAGTTACGGAATCAGAATTTTTTATATAGTTATTATAACCGTCTTGTTCTACGTAATTTAATTTTTTATCAATCATTATCTTCTTCCTCCAGATTGTATATCTAACCTAAAAGTCCCTAACTTCCAACTAGTATCCACAGCTGTATTGGATATAGTAAGTGCTATTGATCTAGCTCTAGCTCTTGTGTCTACTTTTGTAGTGCTTGATGTTATAGTAAATGGTCCGAGTGATGAACTAGCTGCTGTTTCATTAGGGTAATCTCTTAAATCTAACTGTATTATTGTATTACCTGATTGATTAATAAAATCGGGAACTATTCTACTTACTCTCATAATATTTTCACCATCGCCTCTAAGATCAGCCATGTTAGTAGCAGCTCCTCTAACAACTTTTTGAGTAATGTCGTAATCACCAGAAGTAATATCTGCTGGAATAGCTGTCGTAACACCTAATCTAATTTGATTAAGTCCTGTTTCATGTTCATAGTAATAACTAATTCCATCTGTATTGCCTTCAACATCAAAAGATGTATCTGTGCCCGCATCATATTGTGTTGCATGTGGTAAACCAAATACTGCAGAATCTTGCCAAGTTGTTCTAGTAAATAATGTACTATCATTTGTAAACCAAATAGGACGTTTAGCTGTTGAATCTAAATAACTATAGGTAACTGATCTAGTATTTACATTAGAAGTAGCCGTTGGATAGAACCAAGTAATTTCACCAAACAAGTTATTAATACCACAGTAAATAAATTGATTAGATGTTGTGTTAAGATCATCATAAACATAATCTTCAACCAAGCAATCCATTGATTCTAGTTTACCTGTGTATCTAAAGAAACCGTTATCCGACATCCAATAAGCAGCACCATCAACCTCTACGGCTGCATTTTTACCAATCAATCCACAGTTAGTTCCAACCTGTTCGTAAGCGAAAGTAAATGGAGTTCCAACAAATCTCATAGTAAATAAAGATGTGTCAGACCAAATGTAGATTGCATTTCTACCAAGTTTAGCACCGATGATCCGTGATCCGGCGGCCAGTCTTTGTGTACCCGCACTATTTTCAGCTGTTGGTATGTAGTCTTCTATATTTTCTTGAGATGAAAATCTTATAAACATTTCATCTTGTGAAGTTTTATCTCCAATCGTTGTTTCTGTTCCAAAAAATACTAAGTGTCTGTCAGGAGTTGATACTAACATATCTCTAGATGCTGTTGGTGCTCCTGGAATAATAACTGCTCTAGTTGATGTTGCATTATTTGCATCAGAATCCCATTTAAAACATTCACCGTTAAAAATTAAAGCAATTAATGTACTACCTAAATTATCTAAGGCCCATAGACCTGGTTCAGCAACAGTGTCTGTGTCAGCTGATGATTGACCCCAACCAGAAAAACTACTGTAGTCTGTAACTGTAGCTCCTGTGTTGTGAAGAGCATTAGCTGTGCCTCTAACATTTCTAGTTATTCCCGTTAAAGTATTTGTTGCCGTATTTACTCCTGTGTAAGAAATTTCTTCTGTCCCTACTTGTATAAAATTAGTTCCTGTTGTTGGAAAATTTAATACAGATGTTAAAATAATACTAGTTCCAGTTCCACCTGTTCCTGCTGAGTTAGCAGATAGTGCTCCATTTAAAGTTGTTGTTTGAGGAGCAGTTGCTGTTCCACCATATTGAGATATACCCCACCCAAAAACACCAACTTGTTCTGCTGGCCCTACATGATAATATTGAAAAAAAGTAATACCTCCAGAAGTAGTTGCTCCACTTCCCGTTTCATTACTTGGCATAGTAATTGTTATAGTGTTTGATGTTGGCACACTTGTTACCATAAATTTTTTATCACAAAAATCTGAAGCTCCAAAATTTGATCCCGTAATAGCACTAAATGTAGAAGTATCACCAAATAAAATTATATCTCCTTCTTGAAAAGAAGTAGTTCCAGAAAAAGTAATAGTAACTTCCGGTTGACCGTTAGTCGTGCTAAATGCACTTGTGATGGCTGTACCGCCAGGGTTAACTAAAGGATGGATATCATAATACACATCTCCTGAGTATGCGTATAGAATTCTATTAGTTCCAATAATAGCATATTTAATACCTTGTCTATTGACCATGTGGTGTAAACCTCTAGCAGCGCCAGTAAGTTTACTGTCCCCTAGTTGTGACCAACCACCTATTTTTTCTGGCGTACCGTATCTAAAACGAACATTAGTCCCATCTATCCACTGTGACTCAGCTCCCGTAGATGTAACTTGTTTATTAAAGCCAGGTAAAAACCCTAATTTTTGTAGCATAATATAGCAATATATATGTAGATCTATTTAAAATCTAGTTGTAATTTATCTAATTATTTCTTCTTTTTTGTAAAATGTACAATTAATTACTACTCTTATCTTAGAATTAAATGGAGGACTAGCGGCGTGTAGACTGTTAGAATCAAATATAACTGCTCGTCCTTTCTTAGGGTTAATTTTTTCTATTAAATTTTTACTGTTATCAAACAATAAAGTATCACCATCAGTATCGTTAACGTAATATAAAATACTTTTAAAAATATTTTTTGGATGATCTCGATGAACCATTCCATGTGTGTCTTTTGTAGAACCTGAAACTTGAACATTTAAATTAGCTTTTACTCTAAAAAAATTATTAATTTCAATATGTTTATTAGATTTAAATATCTTTTCAAAATAAGGCCAATGATTAGAGTTTTGTTTTTTATTACCATAAAAAGTATGAACAAATTGATGGTATTCTTTTTCAAAAGGTAGACCTACGTTTTCCTTTATTGCATCAACATAGTCTTCGTATGTATAGTTAGAGGTATGAGCAAGATACCAAGGAAAATTTTCTTCTATAAACAAAAGTTTTTCAATAAAATCTTGGTCTTGTTGATTAAAAAAATTATCTATTATTTTCATATTCAAATGTAGCTATTAATATAATTCTACTACCTTTTTTTGGATAATAAAGATAGTGAGAAAAACCTTCAAACAACACTCCTTTATATTTTTCAGGATATATTTCTTTTATAATTTTTTTGTTTTTATCTAAGATAACGGTTTTACTTTTTTTATCTAAAGGATCATTTAAATATATTATTAATTGCGAATGATCATAACAATGATCGGTGTGTGTAGTACATTTTTTATGTCCATTATTATAGGTAAAATTTATTGCTAACCGTAATATTTTAATGTTATTAATATTAACAGATTTTAAAAAAGATTTTATAATATTTAATATAGGGTCGTAATAAGTTGATCTTATCCTTGGAGAAAAATTATCTTCAGGTCTAGTTAAAACTATATGAGTTAAAGTATCTTGGTTATTATTTTTAACCGTATGAGGCATTCTGTAAAAAGGAAAATTATTTCCTAGTATAGTATTTTCTATAAAATCTATGTTGTCTTGTGTTAGAAATTTTTTTGATTCTTTAAAAAACATTATTTTATTTTAAAATTATAGGCTAAAGATATTCTTCTGTTTTCTTTTTTATGTTGTTCTACACAATGTTGTACATTAGATTTAAATACAATTAATCTTCCAGGAGTAGGGGGAACAAAAAATCTCTGCCAAGTATATGGGTTGTCTTTAATAAATACTTTTTTTATTCCAGGCGGTTCGTTAGATCTAAAGATAACATTAGCACTGTCTTCTTCTGATTCTAAAAAATACACTGCTGAAAAATCAGAACCATCATGATTATGGTATTCTTGGTAATCATGTTTATGATATATATTAAACCAAGAACTGTTAGCAATAATGTCTCCCGTATAACCTAATTCCTTTATATACTCTGCTACTTCTTTAAATATCCAATCGTTTAAAACTTTAAACTCTTTTACAGAAACAATTTCTTTTGTTCCACAAGTGTTATAAATTTTAGATGCCCAATTATCTCCTCCTTTTAATATAGTATTAGCTTGATCAACACAGTAATTAATTAATTTATTTTTTATTTTATTGTGGTTTTTATTTAATGAAAAACCTAGAACAGTTGGAAACAAAAGTTGTGTTTTCATATTTAGTAATTAAATTTTTTAAAATCTTCTTGGTAAAATATATTAACTATTTCTTTAAGTTCGTCATTGTAATAAGACTCCCAATCTTTTTCCATATTATTTTTGTTATAATAAGGTAGGTCAAAATTAAGTTCTTTTAAATTTTCAAATTTAAATATTTTAATTTTATCATCTGTATCTAACCATGTTTTTTGAGGAAGAAACATGTAAGTATTCATGTAATGATAATTATGACAATCGTTTTTTAAAAAAAATTTTACAAAATTTTCAAAAGTAAAAGTTGTAAACACGTCATTTAAATTTGTTTTTTTATTTTTTCCATACAAATGAATGTAGTCTTTTGCTTTATGTTGTAGAAATAAATAAGTACTCACTAGTTTTGAATAAGGGTTTCTAACTACAGTAAAAATACTATCATAATTATAATTAATAAATTTAGCTTTAGCTTTCATTTGCGAACAAGTATAGTGACCTTCTATAAGTGGTACACTTTCATTTTCTAACAAATATCTTTTTACAGATATACCAGCACATTTTGGTATATGAATAAATAAAGGTTTCATTTTAATATTTTAGTTGTTTTTGAATTCATTAAAAATTGATGTTCATCACAATTAAAAGCAACTGTTACTCTTTCTTTTGTATATTTATATTTAGGTACTTCATGATATAACATGGGATCAAAAATAACAAACTTACCCACTTCTTCTTTTACAGTTAAATTTAGTTCTGGAAAATAAGTTCCTGGTCCGTGGTCCGTAAGGTATAGTATTCCAGAAAAAGCTGTAGTGCCTAAATGATTATGTCGCTTGCAATAGTTATCTGGATTTCTATAAACACATCCCCAAGCATCATGTATTACATAATCTTTTTTCCAAGCATTATATATTATATCTTTTGATTCTTTTAAAAAACCAAAAAACTCATCGTTGTTAATTAATTCTTTAAAGTCCGTCCTAAAAGAATTTACATTAGAATTTTTACTAAATATAATTGAAGATTTTTTAACTACATAATCTTTAAGTTTAAGAAGTAATTTAGTATTATATATTTTACTTGTTAAAATAAAAATTTCTTTTTGAATTTTTATTTTTTTTAAATTATAGTTTATCATACATAGCCTTTTCTTTTAACGGGTTTATTCATAAAAGATAAAGGTAACCCTAAATGAGGTCTTGAATCATAAACATAATCTTTTGCATATTTGGTATTTAATTTAGAGTAATGTAAAAAAACTTGAGCACATATTTCTCCTTTAAATTTTTCTCTCCAGTGTTCGCAATCAACTCCTAAATATAAAAGTAAATCTCCTGGATCTAGTTTAATTTCTGTTCCTTTAGTTGAACCTGGATAATATTTTTTATTTTTAATTTTACCAATATTTTTATTAGGTTCTATAAAAATAGACCAAGGATCTCCTCCTAAATTTAAAGTTGTAGAAATTTCACAAGAAGGTCTATCTTTATGTTTTTCTAAAATGTCTCCTTTTTTATAAAGACGAGTATAGCTATACATAGGAACAAGTTTAATGTTAGCTTCTTTTTCAATTATAGGTCTTAACATTTCAAGTAAAGTTTCCATTGCAAGATCACTATAACAACCCCATGTATCATTTACTTGTTTGTCAAAACCACCCATTTCATAATTGGCTCCAGGGTAGTTTGTTTTTTTCATAGTGTTCCAGACATGTTGTTTTAACCTTAAGTAATTAAATAAAATTAAAGCAGTGTCTTTAGAAATTATATTTTTAATTACTAAATATTTTTGTTTTTGAAAACTAGACATCGATCCTGGGTACTGCTTGAATATTAAAATGCATAAATCTAAATGGATCAACTCCAAAATCAAAAGAATATTCATGGGTTAAATAAGAATTAAAAAAATACATATCTCCTGGTCTTGGTTTATAAACAACTGTTGGACTAGCATTTGTAAGAATGGTGTTATTTTTTTCTGGTAAATCTAAAATTATTTTTGCAGGTCTAGGGTCATTAAAAATAGGAATAGATGTATTTTCTGAACACTTTAAATAATAAAAACCTGAGATATGATTGTTGGGGTGTAGGTGTGTTCTATGATGACCTCCTAATGTAAACTCTTGAACCCATGTTTCATTAACAATTAAAATATAGTTTTGTAAATCATAACCTTGTTCATCTAAAATTTCTCTAGCTGTTTCGCCTATGTATTGATTAAAAAAAGCAAAATCACTTTCTGAAACTAAATTATTTGAATGGTAAGAATGTCCTAAAGTACCTATATCTTTTTTAAATTTTTTATTTCTATTTTTAAAAATTTCTTGATCTT